GGGATCATGAACCCGAACGAAGCCCGTGAACGTGAGGGGATGCCGCCGCGAGAAGGAGGTGACGAGTTTAGCCAGGCATGGAAGCAGGAAGTGAAGATCAGCAAAGACGGCAAGGAAGGTGACGAATGAGAGCCGGAAAGATGAAACGCCGCGTTACCTTTCAGAAGTCGGAATCTCACCGCGACCCGACTGGTCAGGTTATCTATGAATGGGCTGACCTTGCCACCGTCTGGGCTGAAATTCGTGCTATCAGCGGGCGTGAGCGCATGTCTTCCGGGGCGCTTTACTCCGAAGCCACTGTGCGAATCTGGACGCGCTACCGCGACGATATCACCACCGCAAACCGCATTCTGTACCGTTCGCCAAACGTCCGGGGGCAGGTTTACGGCATTGTGGCCGTCATTCCTGATGTGGATCACACCCGGCTTGAGCTGCTGTGCAAGGGAGGCATTTTCAATGAGTGAGTTAATCGGTCTGGAAGAGGCAAAGCTGCATTGCCGTATTGATGATGATTACGAAGATACGCTGATACAGGCGTACATCGATGCGGCGCTGGAGGTCTGCCAGAAGCATATCGGCAAGCGATTTGATAACGGTCTGGAGTTCACCCCTGCTATCAAGATCGGCTGTCTGATGTACGTTTCTCAGTTGTACGAGTACCGCACGATGATTGGTGATACCGACGCCAAAGAGATACCGATGGCTGTCTCTGCGTTGTGGTCTGTCTACCGAGATGTGGGGGTGTACTGATGCCGTGGCAACCACTACGCCGGTGCACTGAGCCGGGATGTAATAAGCGGGTGAAGTCTGGCAAGTGTGACGAGCATAAGAGGGAAGCGTGGCGGGCAGAGGATGCCAGACGCGGACACCGCCGCGCTCGTGGTTATTCAGCCTCATGGGAGAAGTACCGCGCTCAGTACCTTAAGCGCTATCCGCTGTGCGTTGAGTGTCAGAAGCAGGGCCTCTACGTTCCTGCAAAGATTGTCGATCACATCATTCCTATCAACGGCGGTGATGATGTTCTGTTCTGGCCTGAGTGGAATCACCAGCCGTTATGCCAGGCACATCATAACCAGAAGACCACACAGCAAGACCCAACCACCAAAACGAAGCGCAAAGCAGGGCTGTACCGTGAGCAAGAAGAGCGTGCAGCCCGTCGCAATGACTGGATGTATGAGGCTGACAATGACTGAGCAGGAACAACAGCGGCTGATTAGTGGGCTGATAAAGCAGCGCGAGGCATGGCAACCAGCCAGACAGAGAGCGCACACGAAGCCCGTAGCAAAGCGCATGAGCCAGCGTGATCGGGAGCTTATGGAATGCTTCCGCAACCGCTGACAGGCGGCATGGGCGGGGTGGGGGAGGTTTTAAAGACAAACCCCCTGCTACAAGGCACCGCCTGCCCCCTCAAATTTTTACGCACGGTGATTTTTTTGAAAATAAAACGCGATGGAAACGAGAAATTTTTATGGCAAGACCACCAAAACCGCCCGCTTACCTTGATGAGTTAGCCGCGCAGCAGTGGAAGGCGAAGGCAAAGCAACTGGCCGAACGCGGGGATCTGACTCCCGCCGACTGGAACAACCTTGAGCTTTTTTGCGTTAACTATTCGATGTACCGCAAAGCAGTGGAAGACCTTGCCAGCCGCGGATTCAGCATTGTTAACAGCCAGGGCGGCGAGAGCCGTAATCCGGCGCTTAGCGCAAAGGCCGACGCTGAAAAAATCATGATTAAAATGTCGTCGCTGCTGGGCTTTGATCCGGTAAGCCGCCGCCGTAATCCGGTAGAAACGGAAGAGGAGGACGAGCTTGACCGTCTGGAATGATTACGCAAACGCCATTAAATCCGGTGAAATTCCGGCCTGTAAGCGCGTAAAACAGGCCGTTGAAAGGTACTTTTCAGACCTGAATGATCCCCGTTATGAGTTCGATACGGCGACCGTAGAGCGGTTTATTGCGTTCTCCCGGCTCTGTCCGCACGTCAAAGGCCCGCTTCGGGGCCAGCCTATCGAGCTGGAGCCATGGCAGCAGTTCGCCTTTGCTAACCTGCTGGGCTTTAAGGTCAGAGAGTCAGGCCGCCGGAAGTACAGCAGCGCTTTTATTGAGGTGCCGCGTAAGAACGCTAAATCCACCGTGGCCGCCATGCTGGCTAACTGGTTTCTGGTGATGGAGAAGGGCCAGCAGGATATCTACACGGCGGCGGTTAGCCGGGATCAGGCCCGAATCGTGTTCGACGACGCCCGCCAGATGTGCCTGCTGTCAAAACCTCTGAAAAAGCGCGTCAATATCCAGGCGCATAAGGTCATTTTCCCGAAGAGCAACAGCCTGTTAAAGCCGCTGGCGGCGAAAGCGGCCACCATTGAGGGGACTAACCCCAGCCTGGCGATTGTCGATGAGTACCACCTTCACCCGGATAACGGCGTTTATTCCGCGCTTGAGCTGGGTATGGGCGCACGCCCTGAGGCGATTTTGTTCGCCATCACGACCGCCGGGAGTAACGTTGTCTCCGCCTGTAAACAGCATTATGACTACTGCTGCCAGATTCTGGCCGGGGAAGAGAACAACGATTCGCTGTTTGTCCTGATCTACGAGCTGGACGACGAAAGCGAGGTTGAGCAGCCTGAAATGTGGATTAAGGCTAACCCTAACCTGCATGTGTCCGTTGACGCGGCGAAACTGGAGTCCACCATCCAGAAAGCGCGGGGCATACCGTCGCAGTGGGTCGAAATGCTGACCAAACGTTTCAATATCTGGTGTCAGGGCTCCACGCCGTGGATGGGCGCCGGTGCATGGGATGCCTGTGCGCTCGACTATACCGAAGTCGATCTGGCCGGAATGGAGTGTTATGCCGGGTTTGACCTGTCCTCTACCAGCGATATCACCAGCGTAAGCTATGCATTCCCGTTCGACAGGGAGATCAGACTCCTTACCCGTCATTATCTGCCGGAAGCGCAGCTGCTTAACGTCGCCAACAAAAACCGCGCCATCTACCGCCAGTGGGTAAAAGCGGGATGGATACGCACCACACCCGGCGACTGCATCGACTATGACCGAATCCGTGACGATATTCTTCGCGACGCTGAAACCTTCAATATCCGGCTGGTGGGCTTCGATACGTGGAACGCCACGCACCTGCGCACCCAGCTACAGGGGGCGGGCCTCGATGTGGAGCCGTTCCCGCAAACCTATCTCAAATTCAGTCCGGTAGCGAAATCCTTTGAGGTGTTCGTTAACCGCAGAGTGGTGCGCCACCGTGGCGATCCAGTTCTGGCCTGGGCGATTGGTAACGTGGTGATGGAGACCGACGCTAACGCCAACATTAAGCCCAACAAGAAGAAATCCTCCAACAAGATAGACCCGGCTGTATCTGCGCTGATGGCGTTCGGTACCTTCCAGGCTGAGCATGAGGATTTTGCTTTCGATATGAGCGACAGCCACAAGCAACGGCTGGCGACATTTAACGGTATCTGACAGGAGCAGAATGATGAATACAGCTAATAATGAAACACTTGCGACTATCCGTATGTTTGGCCCGCTCGGCAAAACCTTCGGTAGAACTCACCAGCGCCTGGTGCGAACTACGCATGAGGCATTCCGGGCTCTGGCCGTAACGATCCCCGGATTCGAAAAATACATGAATACAAGCAGGGCTCGTGGTTTAACGTATGCGATCTATGTCGGGAAAAAGAACATTGGAGCAGATGACCTGGAATTTCCTAACAATGGGCGCGAGATTCATATCGTGCCGGTGGTAATTGGAAGCAAAAAAGCAGGAGTGCTACAAACTATTTTAGGTGCTGTTATTGTGGCTGCCTCGATCTGGATGCCTGGTATTGGAATTGCTGCAAGTAATATGATGTTTGCTGCTGGTACTGCGATGACTGTAGGAGGAGTAGCCCAACTTCTTTCCCCTCAGGCTACGGGGCTTGCAAGCAAACAAAGTGCTGATAATAAGGCCTCATACGCGTTTGGAGGCGTAACTAACACTGCTGCGCAAGGCTATCCGGTGCCATTGCTTTACGGTAAACGCCGTATCGGCGGAGCAATCATATCGGCGGGTATCTATGTGGAGGATCAGCAATGACAAATCAGGCGCAGATATGGCCAGAGGGAGAGACATTCACCCGCGAAGTTCTCATTCCTACAAAATACGAGCCGTTGCCGGTGGAAATCACTTACATTGTTCCAGCATTCGAAGTGGTTGTGGATAATTGTCATAACAAAGACCCGGCGAAAGGCTACGCTCTGTTTCGCCAGTTTATAGTTGACTGGGATCAGCAGGATAAGCTGACAGATGATGTGCTGATGTCATTTCTGTTGGCTTACCCCGGTACTGATGAGGCAATTTTAGCTGGATGGTGCGAGCACATGAAAAAGGTGTTGGCGACCAATAAAAAACAGTTCTCTACATTGAGCCAGACGATTAATTGAGGTTGAAAATTTTAAAGTGTGAAACCCGGCTGTTCAACAGCCGGTTGAATATTAGTCCCCATAGCGATTCGTTCGGAAGCTGAAAAAATGCAAATTGATCTAACTAAATGGGTATCCAAAAGAAGTTTACCCTCTAAAGAAAAGATCTTTCTCGAGGGCATTTATGATAGTAAAGATTGGGAACAGTTACGACGTGAGGTAAAGAATCAGACGACGTTAATCACACCAGAATTGCGAGAGGCTTTCCATCTACTATGGATTGAGAAGGGGCATTTTATTAGGCAGCACCTTGGTTGTGATGATGTTGTACTTGATATCCTTCGTACTTTTTTGCCGCCATACACTGGGGATGGGCAATATTTGTTTCGCGGTGAAAATGTTGACCGATTCAAGTGCTCAACAATCGGTTTTTGCTGGACACAATGTGAGAAAAAGGCCCGTCAATTTGCCAGTGGATTAAACGCCTGCGGTAGCGGAGGCCTGCTATTGAAAGCATGGGTTCCGGCAACATCAATTCTTGCAGATGTGCACCCACATAGTATTTATCTCGGAGAGTATGAAGTTACTGTAGATAGTGCGGGTGTTGAACAGCTTGAAGTCATAGAACAATACCCGCCATCACATTAGATTTTAAGGTTATCCTCCAGCGGATCGCACTCCAGCTTTATAACCTTCTTTGTAAGGATCTGAGCCTAGCGGGGTGATTGGCCCAATTGGGGGGACCGGTGGTATTACGTTACCTTGAACAGATTTATAGCCATCTCTGTAACCCCTGGCATACTCATCTTGGTGACTCATGATCAAAATCTCCGCGTGTGTAAAAACCATAAATTAAATATGACTATATATTTTTTCAAGAGATTTTAAACACTCTTTATAGCTAATGGATACAGAGGGGGCTAATCAGATGTGTGGATTGGAATGCATTCCGTTGTCTGCGTATTGCGCTATGACGGGAGAAACCAAAGATAAAATAAAGAATCGTGTAAAGGTTAAGGAGTGGCGGTTAGGTACTCAGGTGCTTAGCGTTCCGGGTACTCGCGAATGGTGGGTAGATTTGGCAGAAGTGACTCGATGGGCCAGGCAGTACTCTATACCTCTCACAGATAAAGAGAGTGGTTTCAATATTGAGGCATTAGACAAGATGGATTCACGTCGAACCAAAAAGAACAGTAAAAACTGATAGTGTTCGCAGTCGTTCATCAATCGGTGCAGTCAGTGGTGCAGTCATTTCAATAAAAAAGGCGCTTCCCCATGCCGAAGAGCGCCTTTTTAAACAAACATTTAACTGATTAGTATCAGTTCATGCCGTATTTTTTCAGTTTCTTACGCAGGGTACCACGGTTGATGCCCATCATCAGGGCAGCGCGGGTTTGATTACCACGGGTGTATTGCATCACCATGTCCAACAGTGGCTGTTCAACTTCAGCCAGTACCAGCTCATACAGGTCATTAACATCCTGACCGTTCAGTTGAGCAAAATAGTTCTTCAGTGCCTGTTTAACCGAGTCACGCAGGGGCTTTTGAGTCACCTGATCCTGAGAGTTAACGGTAGAAACGGTCAGTACGTCAGAATTTACGCGTTGTTCGAACAT